TAATCACTATGACGAAAGTAGAAAAAGAATTGATCTTGATATTACTACTTTAGGGATTGGTATTGGTAAACATATGTTTCTTCCTGGAGATGGTGTGAGGGTTGAGTATTGTGATCCAGCAAATGTCGTTTACAGTTATACTGAAGATCCTTATTTTAAGGACACTTTTTATTGGGGTGAAATAAAAACAGTTCCAATTACAGAACTTATAAAAATTGATCCTACACTTACTAATGATGATTTAAGTGAGATTTCTAAATATAGCCAATCATGGTATGACTATTATGATGGCGCGGCAGCATACAACAACAGTATGTTTTCTAGAGATACCGCTACTTTGCTTTATTTTAATTACAAAACTACTCATTCTTTTGTTTACAAGAAAAAGAAAATGTCTGATGGAACATTTAAAGTAGTTCAAAAAGACGATCAATTTAATCCACCACAGGAAATGATGGATGAAGGAGATTTTGAGAGAGTGACTAAAAAAATTGATGTTTGGTATGATGGTGTGATGGTTATGGGTACTAATATTATGCTTCAGTGGAAGCTAGGAGAAAATATGGTAAGACCAAAATCTTCTAGTCAATATGCATACTCTAACTATGTAGCTTGTGCGCCTAAAATGTACAAAGGATCTCTAGAGTCTTTAGTTAGAAGGATGATTCCATTTGCAGATTTAATCCAAATGACTCATTTAAAAATACAACAAGTTGTTTCTCGTGTTGTACCTGATGGTGTTTTTATAGATGCAGATGGATTAAATGAGGTTGATCTTGGAACAGGTAACGCCTATAATCCTGAAGATGCTTTAAGACTATACTTTCAAACAGGTAGTGTTATTGGTAGAAGTTATACTGGAGATGGAGAGTATAATAACGCAAGAGTTCCTATTCAGCAATTAACATCAAATAGTGGCGCTAGTAAGATGCAAATGCTTATTACTAACTACAATCATTATTTAGATATGATAAGGTCTGTAACAGGCTTAAATGAAGCGAGAGATGGATCTAGTCCTGATCCTAATTCTTTAGTAGGTGTTCAAAAATTAGCAGCTTTAAATTCTAATGTAGCTACTAGGCATATTTTAAATGCAAGTTTATACATAACAAAAACTTTAGCTGAATGTTTGTCGATTAGAACAGCAGATGTTTTAGAGTACGCAGACTTTAAAGATGAATTTGCTATGCAGATTGGTAAGTATAACTTAGGAATACTTGAAGATATTAAAAATCTATACTTGCATGACTTTGGTATTTTTATAGAAATGGCTCCAGATGAAGAAGAGAAAGCTATGTTAGAGCAAAATATTCAAATGGCATTATCTAAAATGGATATAAATCTTGAAGATGCTATTGATATTAGAGAACTTGCTAATATAAAAATGGCAAATCAATTGCTAAAAGTTAAGCGTAAGGCTAAACAAGAAATGGAGCAACAGCAAAAAGCTCAAGAACAGCAAATGGCTTCTCAGATGCAAATGCAGGCGCAGAAAGCCGCTGCTCAATTAGCGCAACAAACAGCTCAGGCTGAAATGCAATCTAAAATTTCAGTTAAAGAAGCTGAAACATCTTTTGATATTCAAAAACTCCAAACAGAGGCTGAATTAAAAAAACAATTAATGCAGGTTGAATTTGATATGCAAATGCAATTAAAGGGTGTTGAACAAGAAAATATATTATCTAGAGAGGATAACAGAGAGAAAGCTAAAAAAGAAAGGATTAATCAGCAATCAACAAATACTTCTAAAATAGCAGAGCAAAAGAAAAGAAATTTAACTTCAATAAACTTTGAGTCTAATGAAGATAGTTTAGATGGATTTGATTTTGCAGAATTTAATCCAAGATAATTAGCTTAAATATATAATTAAATTAATACTAACTTTGTAAAAAATTAAATCAAATGAGTTTTGAAGTAAAATCAGTTGACGTAAATGTCGAAGAAAAATCAAGAGCGCAAGTTGAAGAGACTCTTTTAAAAAAACACGAAGAGCAATTTGAAGATACAGCAGATAAACCTGTTGATGATGGAATTGATCGTGTAAATTTTAGTAGTCAGGAAACCCAAGAAATAAAAGTAGAAGATACCCCTGTTGAAGAAACAGAGGTAAAATTAGAAGAAAATGACGTTCTTTTATATATTAAGAATAGATATGACAAGGATATAAATTCTGTTGATGAATTATTTGCGGAAAAAGAGGCAAATAAAGATTTACCAGAAGACGTATCTAAGTATTTAAAGTATAAGCAGGATACTGGTCGTGGCATTAATGACTTCATAAAGTTACAAGAAGACATTGATGAAATGGAGGATAATGCTATACTTACTAGCTATTATGAATCTACCGAAGAAGGGTTGGATCAGCAAGATATCCAGGACATTATCGATGATAAATTTTTATATGATGAAGATTTAGATGATGAAAAAGATATTAGAAAGGCAAAATTAGCTAAAAAACGAGAGCTTGTAAAAGCTAAATCTTTTTTGAATGAGCAAAAAGATAAGTATAAAGTTCCTCTTGAGTCAAGTGGGGATGGATTATCTAAAGATCAACAAGAAAGTTATAATGCTTACAAGAAATCAGTCGAGGACTCTAAAAGTGTTGCGGAGCAAAACAAAAAGAAGTATGAATATTTTTTAAATAAAACCGAGTCGGTTTTTAACAATGATTTCAAAGGTTTTGAATTTTCAGTTGGTGATAAAAATATTTCTTTTAAACCAGGAGATGCACAAGAATTAAAAAATCGTCAAGCAGATGTCAATAATTTTATTGGCCAATTTATGGGAGATGATGGTTTAATATCCGATGCTGAGGGATATCATAAAGCACTAGCGGTGGCTATGAATCCTGATAAGTTTGCTAAACATTTTTACGAACAAGGTGTGGCTGCAACTATAGATAATGTTTCTAGAAAATCTAAGAACATAAATATGGATGTAAGACAGCAATCACAATCAGTTTCTAAAAATGGAATAACAATTAGACCTGTTAGCAGAAGTAACGATAATGGAAAGGGACTCAAAATTAGAAGTATTAAAAAACAATAAATTTTTAAATTATGGCAGTAAATGCAACACCAGGATTTGACTTGCAGCCAAGTGCGCAACAAACTCCTTTATCAACAAATTATATAAATAACTTTGATTTCTTGAATCAATATCTTCCAGATGTTTATGAGAAAGAATTCGAACGTTATGGAAACCGATCAGTAGCATCATTCTTGAGAATGGTAGGCGCTGAAATGCCTTCTAACTCTGACCTTATTAAATGGGCAGAACAAGGAAGACTACACACAAAGTACCAGGCAGTAACTTCAGCAGGAGCCGCTGGAGTTGACAATGCTGTTTGGACTATTCCTAACAACATCCAAAACTTTAACCCAGCATTAGGCGGAACATCTAACCAGGCAGCTTTTAGAGCAGGTCAAACAGTTATGATTTCTGACAATACAGTTGGTTCTGCTTTACAGAATAAAGGGATTATTACAGTAGCTCCTACGGCTGCTAATCCAAATCAAGTAACAATTGCATATTACGAAGCAGGTGGTCAGACTATGGCTGCTGGTGTTTCTTGTGATATCTTTATCTACGGTTCTGAATTTGCTAAAGGTGTAGAAGGAATGCAAGGTTCTTTAGAATCTGACGATTACTTTTTTCAAAACAAGCCAATTATAATCAAAGACAAATATGCTGTTTCTGGTTCTGATATGGCTCAAATTGGATGGGTAGAAGTTACATCTGAAAATGGCGCAAGCGGATACTTATGGTATATGAAATCTGAGCATGATACAAGACTTCGTTTTGAAGATTATTTAGAGACAGCAATGATTGAAGCAGTACCAGCAGCAGCAGGTTCTGGAGCAGGAGATTATCTTCAAGGTGTAGGTGCAGGATTAAGTGCAGCTGATTCTTCTGGATCAGAAGGTATTTTCTATGTAGTTGGAAACAGAGGTAATGTTTTTGGCGGTGGAAATCCAACAACTCTAGCTCAATTTGATAACATCATTCAAAGACTTGATAAGCAAGGATCTATTGAAGAAAACGTTATTTTTGTAGACAGACAATTTTCATTTGACATTGACGATATGTTAGCAGCACAAAACTCTTACGGAGCTGGTGGTACTTCATATGGTTTATTTGACAATGACAAGGACATGGCTCTAAATTTAGGTTTCACAGGATTCCGTAGAGGTTACGATTTTTACAAGTCTGACTGGAAATACTTAAACGATCCTACTATGAGAGGTGGTATAAACGCAGGTGCAGTAAACGGACTTTTAGTTCCAGCTGGATCTACAACTGTTTATGATCAAATCTTAGGTAAAAACGCTAAGAGACCATTCTTACACGTTAGATATAGAGCTTCAGAAACTGAAGACA